TGCTTATATTTTCTCAGACTACGACGAAAGTTTTTATAACTTTACAACCATTAAACCAGTAGAGATTCCCGGACCTGCAACTCTTGGTGCCTTGGCTGGATTGAGTCTTACAGTGCGACGTAGAAGACGCTAAATACTCATAAGAAAAGGAGATTCTTATGAATTTATTAGCCACCATGATTATTTCGCTTGTAGCAGAACTTTCTTCGCCTGGTTACGTCGTGTACCCAGTGAATGACATTATCACCGATCCTCCACGATTCAATGATGCCCCCGATTTCCAACTTCGCGGCGACAACAGAGGTCAAAGAGGAAGACGAGATGGTGAACGAAGAAAAGGATCTAGAGGATTTTCGCAAGACCGTGAATCCAGAGTCGATGTTATTCGTGTAATCATTGAAGAAGAACTCGCATCAAAGGGAATTGAAGCAAAAGTATTTTTCTTTAATGGTAACTTTATCGTTAAACTTGCCGATGAAAAAGACATAAAGAAAATGCGTAACTCTAAAGATAAAAATCGACGAGAACGAGGCAATAGAAAAAAGAGATAATTAAAGTTTCTCAATATGAGGTTACGGTAGGGACTGAGTTATCTGTTGATACTAGATTTGTTGTTATTGTTGGGGCAGAAACATATGAATATGCACCAGAAACCCTGATTGATGCACCCATACCCGAATGTGTTGTGCAATAATAGTACAGTTGATCTGGGGTATTGCCGTTTGGAACGACTACGTATGTTCTTCTTCCTAATGAGTTATCGTTAATAGTATAGAATCCATTATCAACATACTCTACTCCGTCGCTATGAGTTCCGTCTGGGGTAATAGAGAAACCTATTCCATGTGTAGGATAATTTTCTTCTACAAAGATATAGTAACTACCCCTAAACATTACTAGATTATCTTGCACAACACCATTTATTTCAAAATAGTTATTACCATCAATGGTTCTCGTAGTGACCATATAAACAACACCATTGTTGAAATCTACAGGATTTGCTGTGGTTTTGTATGCTTTTCTGGAGTGTGTTAATATTGTTTCGGTGGTTCTGAGATCTTCGGGTGTTACTATCGGGGATCCTGATAGTGTAATAATTTCTCGATTAAACCCATCTACAGTAATTCCGGCTATTGTGTATCGACCAGTATTTGATGATGTTGCCACATCAATATAATCTCCTGTAGTAAATTCCTTACTTAAGAAACTATTGTCTTCGCTTGTTGTGTAATTTATAATTCTGTTTGCTGTTGTTCCAGAAGTCAATCCTGCGGTGGCTTCGATCTGTGGTATGGTTTGGAAGTTTGATCCGAGGAAGTAATTAGTTTCTGTTGTGCTACCAATTGCAGAATATGTTGCAACAATCTTGTAGTTTGTATAACTGTTTAGGGTACAAGAAGCAGCCAAATCTGCATTGTATCCCGTGACAACATCATCATATATTGCATTTGTTAAGGTGAATCCATTACCACCAGTCATTGATGTAAATAATGTATCTACAAATGTTTTGTCGGTATCTGTACCACAGTCACCATAGTCAATAACCATGATGGAGCCCTTTATCAAGACACTGGGTTTACATGTCATGTTTTGATTTGGGATTACGAGATCTTCGGCAGTATCAATAAACTCTAATCCATAGAACGCAGCCGTGCCTAAATCTTGTATAAAAAAGTCGGCATCAGCACTGGTCCTTGGATAGCCTGAGAATTGTGTCATTTGTTATGAGGCGAAGTATGTAATTGTTTGTCCAGTTGCACCACCAACAACATAAACCAAGTTTAGATTATTAATTTCGATGAAGCAACTTTCTCCTGCGAGTAGTGGATATCCTAAAGTTGATCCGATGTTACTTGTGTGTCCAAGATAAATTGTTGATGTGTTTGTACTACTAGCCTTTAACTTTGTGCCGCTATTCATTGAGAATGAGGGTAACGACAATCCAGAGTTGGATATGATCGATTTCTGTCCGGCAGTGAATGCACTAGGCATACTCACTGATGTGACAGTGATGTCTCCGGTAATTCCAACCGGCTGAGCACCAGTAACACCTTCAACTTTAAGTGGTCCTGTGGCATTCGTCACACCAACAATAGTAGAGAGGTTGACATTTGCAGTTAGTGTTGCGTCTGCCAGAGAGACTAGAAGAGCATTGCCAGAAACACCAATTGCGGTCAAACCTGAGTATACCTTTACTGCTGCTCCTGTCGTACCATCTCTATCAAGGAGTGATACTGTGCCAGTCACACCAACCCTATCTCTACTGGCAGTTAGTCCGGTAATTATACCACCAGTGACTTTTACGCCTTCTGTACCGGCAGTTACGCTCACGGTTCCCTGTACGGTAATTCCTGCACCAGCAGTGGATCCAGCCACTTTCATGTATTGGTTGTTGTAATTGGAAACACCAAATGCACCAGAGCTACCAACGTTACCAGAGATAGAAATGGCTACTGCACTGCTCTTGACAGTTACCGGGAGTGGATCTGCGGCAGAAACTCTCGTTGCTGCACCAGAATTACCAAACATTATCTTATTGAGTGGTATGTGAGCGTCACCAACCCCAACCCCACTTGTGCCGTAATCAGTGGCAAGATTTGCGGTAGTTCCTACGGTCTGTACAATGATATTTGAAGCAGTATCAGGCATCGTGTTCTCCTAGATTCCCATTATAATTATATATAAGCATTTGACACAGAGTATAAATAAGATATACTATGTAGATGGAGAAAAAAGTGATATTGGACGATAATCAAAAAAGAACGTTTTCTAAAAAAGTTGAAAACTATGTGAAGGAAAGGGGTGGATCTTACATTGATGCCGTGTTATCATTATGCGAAGAATATCAGATAGAACCCCCCGTAGTGGCAAAATCATTATCAAAGCCTCTCATAGAAAAAATTCAAATGGAAGGACAAGACCTCAATCTTCTTCCAAAACCAGAAAACAAATTACCAGTTTAAGTACAGGGGAGTTCCCTGTGAAATTTTTTAGGCCGAGGTAGTTCCTCGGGAAAGGATACTAGTATGGATTTTTCAGATTTTAAACGTAAGTCAAAGAGCAATCTTGACGAACTCTCGAAGAAGATTCAAGAGAGTTCAGGCAGTAAGGACTCGTATAAGGATGATCGCTTCTGGCGACCAGAGCTTGACAAGTCAAGCAATGGGTATGCAGTGATTCGTTTCCTGCCTGCTCCTCCAAATGAAGAGCTTCCTTGGGCAAAGCTCTACTCGCACGCATTCCAAGGTAAGGGTGGTTGGTTCATCGAGAATTCTCGTACCACTCTTGGTGAGAAGGATCCGGTTTCAGAGATGAACTCTGAACTCTGGAACAGTGGTCAGGATACTGACAAGGATATCGCTCGTGCTCGAAAGCGCAAGCTCCAGTACATCTCCAACATTCTTGTGATTAGCGATCCAGCCAATCCTCAGAATGAGGGCAAGGTGTTCCTCTACAAGTTTGGTAAGCGAATCTTTGATAAGATTCAGGAAGCCATGGAACCTGAGTTTGCAGATGAAGAGAAGATCAATCCGTTTGACTTCTGGTCCGGTGCCAACTTTAAGTTGAAGGTCCGCAAGGTTGCTGGCTTCATCAACTATGACAAGTCGGAGTTCGATTCGTTGTCGGAACTGTTTAGTGGGGACGATACGAAGCTCGAAGAACTCTGGAAGAAGCAGTACCCCCTTAAGCCGTTTACTGATCCTTCCAACTTCAAGTCATACGACGAACTGAAGGAGCGCCTGAGCATGGTTATTGGTGATGACATCCGGTTCACTGATGTCTCTACAAACACCGTAGAGAGCGTTCAGATGGATCAGGAGGAGACTCCTGCGTCTACTCCGGATGTCAGTGCTGAAACCGACGCAATGGATTACTTCTCAAAGCTCTCTCAGGAGTGATCAAGAGAATCCATAACGTGAATCTTTCAGGTTAGCGGAAGCAGTTCTCAGAGATGAGATACCGCCAGATGCACGAGGAATTGCCCCTGCTATGTTCGGGGGCAATTTTTCTGTATCCATTTCACTTGGAAATCCTGGCGATCCCTGTCTCATTAGAGCCTGTTCTCTATATGTTATGTCGGCTGCATTTGGTGATGGTGGCTGCAATCCCATAACATTGGCAGTAATTATTTCCCGCATCGTTTCATTGAAACTAGTATTTGAATCTATTACTGTCTCTGCTGTCTTGTCACTGGTAGAAAAATCAACTGCCTCGTCTAATTCTTCTATTGTTTCATTAAATGCAGGGGAAAAATCAGCAACGTTTGGGGATTCTGTTGAAAGATCAGCAAATGAAATATTGTGGTTTTCAACAGGCAATGAGCTTGCTATATCTTTAATGTCTACTTGCTCTTGATTTTTTTCTTCTGCCATTAGTTATATCCTTTGTTTGCTAGTTTCTGTTGAATCTTTAAGTTTTCATCTTGAATATGACTGTTCAGTAGTGATAAAAATATTTTTCTTTCCCACGGAATCATATTATCCAGTTCAGTCAGACTATACTTGTATATGTGCATCAATTGAAAATTGAGAGCATAGAATGAGGCTATATTGACATTGCAAAACACAAGGTAAAAAAATCCTCTGCGCTCTTTATGGGTAGTTTTCTTGTTTTACTTCCTGAAATATACTCTAGATTTTCTTCATAGTGGAATAGATCATCACAGCCCTTGAGTATTGCATTCCGTATGTTCAAAGGAAGGTTATCAATTACATCCTCCTGCTGTTCCCCTGTCATAACAGAGAAGTCTATTTTTTCGCTTTGTGTTTCGATATATTCAATAGCAGAGGCAATTGTTTTTTGTTTATTAGGCACTTTTATCTTTATTGCATAGTTCGATTCATTTACTATACTTTGTTTCGATGTGCCTTTTAATTTGAAGTTATCTGTATTCAAATCCAATACGATAGTTTCGGTTGTGTGGGGACAGGAGAACTTGACCTTTACCTTTTCACCGATTGAATATTTTCTCAGATTCAATATACAATGAATAAGATCAGTTTCATTGAGTTCTTCTACTGGGACATTTATTTTCTTTTGGAGTATGTTCAGAAATGTCAGGTAAGAATCTGATTTTTTACCAGTCTCTCTTGCTGCAACAATTGCCTTTTCTTCCCTCACAATCAGAGGCCTCATTTCTATCCTCTTTTTTGATGTAGGAAGAACTATTTCATAAATTGGCAATTCTATCATTATATTATCCTATTATATCAGGCCCAACAAAGTTATCAAAGTATCTATAACTGAATTGGACACTGAAGATGAATGGAGCAAAGTCTTCGACTGGTTTTAGCTCTATTGGATATATAACACGGGGATAACATTCTTCGAACCTCCATGATATGTTAGTGTCGGGATCATCACCAACTATAACCTCTAGTCTAGAACCAACAAGATTATTATAGTAGAGGTTTGGTCCATCTGGTAACACCATACTGTTGCACCATTTGTTTATAAAATCATATACAGATCCATCATTATTTTTTTGCATATAGAAGGATACAAATAGACCCTGATTCCAGTTTTTCCTAAATGGCATATATCTTATCGAACTCAATACCCCAGTTTCCACCACAGTACCAACATCCCATCCCGGTATCCTCACTGCGAATGCAGGAACATTGTTTTTCCATTCTCCAGTTGGGGACTCCATATTAATAATAAATCTATTAGAACGAAGAATACCGTTTTTATAGTTGGTATGCACGTTATTGAGTAGCTCATCGACATTTGAAGATAAATCTGGCATTAGTTACCCCTTAAATATTTCTTTTTCTGTTAACAGTGTAAATTTCCAATCATTATCTTCACATAGTTCTCTCGCAGCTTTCCATTTTGCAGTATTTACAGCATATGTTTTCATGTTTATATGGTACGTTTTTGTTTTCCTAGACTTAGCAGTGGGTGGTTTTGTCTGCTTATATGGCTTGACTTCTATGAGATATTTTTGAACTTTACCATCTCGTGTCTTTATCTCAGCCAGAAAATCAGGATAGTAACGATGAGGCTTATTATCTACAGGTGAAATATATGGGATTGCAATTTCTTCACTTGCCCATCTAAGTACATTTTTATTTTTGTCCATGTACTTACACATCTTTCGTTCCCATGTTGAACGGCATACTATCTTGGTGGGATCACCAACATATTTGTCTGGATTTTCTGGGCGATATTTACTCTTATATGCCATAGTATAAATATATATAATTGCTTGGAGGTAATTTATGGGTACTGAAGAAATGTCATGGGGATATGAGAGGGATGGATCTGGAAATAATGCACAGGCACCATACTATCTATTATTTAATTGTTATGATTATCCGAGAACTTCACGAGAAAGAGCAAATTTAGGATCACCACGCGCCTCAATAATATTACCCGGTGTTTCTGTGAACAGGGGTACTTCACACAGATATTCTGAAGATGCACCCATGATGGAGAACATGGCACAGGCACTCGGAACTGTGTCTGATGCTTTTGATGTTACTGAGCTACAAGGTATAAAAGATTTTGGTTCACTGATGGCAAAAGTAGAGGATACCTTTACTGAACTTGGTTCTAGATACCAAGAAGATGCATTTGGTCAGATTACATCCACAATGGGTAGGTTAGAACTACTGACTACCGAGGCTGGTTTTCTTGGTTCTTCCAAGCGAAAATATAATTTTAACTGGAATTTGAAAACTGTTGGTACAAATGCAGATACATTTAGAGCAAATCAAATTGCAAACACAATGGAAAGACTTTCTATGCCAGTAGTTGGTGGATTTGCTGGAGAGGGAGATATTTCACAGGCAACGAGGATGCGACCTCCGAATATATGGACAATCCAAGCAATAGACAGCGAGGGAAGAGATGTGTCTTCTATGTGGTTGGGCGATCCGAAACCATGTATGTTGATGCAGGTATTACATGCACTAGACAATCAATCATTCCTTAATCAAAATGGTGTTCCATTCTCATATAATTTAGTTGCCAACTTTGTTGAACTGGAGAATGTCTTCAATTACAACGAATCAATAGTGAGCAGATCAGAATTCTTTAATGCACTCGGAGGTGGTTGATGTATTTTTCAAACCTACCAAAAATAAAATACCAGTTTGGTACTAACAGCGAATCTAATGTACATGAAGTAGCTAATATATTTAATCGCCGAATTATTAATGAACCGTCAAAGAATTATACATTTATGGATGTGTACGAAACGCCAGATCAATTAGCAAACAATCTGTATGCGGATAGTAGCTTATTCTATACAAATTTATTGCTCAATAACATATCATCAAAAAACGACCTCCCAATAGATCAAGTTAGATTTGAAACCGAAGTTAACAGATATTACTCCGGTTATGTTTTCCATATACTAGAAGAGCCAGATCAGGAATTGGGTCGTGGGGATATTATAGTATTAAAATCTGATTTGGAGGCTAGTTCATGTACAGATCCCGATAATATCGATTGCCACATTTCGTATGCCGTTATTGAAAACTGGGATCCCATATTAAAACAAATATGGTGTAAACTTTATAAGATTGGTTCATCTGGTGCATCGACTGAAAGTAAGTTGTTTGCAAATCAAAATAAATTTAGAATATTCAAAAGAGATAATTTTGCTAGAATTGATTTGCAGGGAGTTCAAATTAAAAACGAGAGTGCATTCGATCAGGCAGTAACAGATAAGAAATACACATTCGAAGCTGGTGTATTCACTATGAAGAGCGTTTCTTCATTTTCAGATAGTATAGACGAATTCTACACCACAAATAATATAATTCTGAATCCACAGGCTCTGAATATTGCATCATCATCAAATATAGAACAAATTGCACCAGACTATAATTCTAATCTATCCAATAGTCAATGTTCAATTTTAGATGCATATATTCTATCCGCCTCTAAGGAGAAAGATTCCTCTGGTACATATTACAAAATAGGTACTACTGTTAGAATCAACTCCAAAATTGTTGCCCTTACTAATGAAAATGAATCTAAACGAGAAATTGCCGTACTCAATAAAAATACGGTCGGTAATGTAGCGGAAAGTGTACAAAGGTCTGGCTAATGAAAAATGATATTAGATTTAATGACATATCAATAAAACATGCAGATGAACTTGAGTTTGTGAGCATACTTGACCCCAGTGACAATTCACAAGCATCTAGTACGTTTGGTGGAATGTCAATAACCGAGGGACTTTTTCATAATGGTCTTAGTGGCTTTATAATTTTAAATGATCCAAATCCAGATTCATCTGCTAGATTAGTATCAATAACCTCATTGTTAGATTCTGGATCATTAATAAAATTCTCATTTTCTACTGACAGTGTGGTTGACGGAAGCCCAGTAACTACCAATATAAAAGACTTGATATTTTATGTTTATAATGTATCAATAGTGAGTAACATAGCACCCGGTATAGCAAAACAAGGATCATCACAAGCAGTCACATATAGAGCAGAATTTGCTTCATATGAAGGTTCGGCTTTAAATTACCAAGAATTCCCTCTTATAGAAGATAGAGATTATGTCGGGTCTATAAGTGATTTCTTTACTGATCTGACAGACAACGGTGGAGTAATGTCTCCAACAGATCAAACCGAGGACGATGATACTAATGGACATATTATAAATACAGCACAGATTCCACCAAACATAGTACCAACACACAACGGCGTCTGGTTTAAACGAAAGCAATCTGGATATCCATGGGGCAAAGAATCATCCATGCCTAGCATCAATTCATTGATCCGGGCATCATTGAATTATGCAATTCCTGAAATTGTAAAAAAAGATGAATCCGAGGAAGATAATTCTCCCTCGGCAGGAGAAGAAAATAATCCATCATACGTATTTTATCAGTCACTTCAGATGGGACAATGGAACTTTACTCCAATAGGTGGATCATCTGGACTATATGGTCAACGCCTATATGGTGAGTCTTCACAAGAAGGCTCTGGTTGGCACACATATAATTTCACGATGGATGAAACAATCAACAACCGAGTTGAAAAATTCAAACTGGTGAAAACTGCGGACATACTCGAAATGGAGGAGGCTGGAGTTTTCGGATCTAGCTATACGCTCATCGAACCAAATTGGAAAGGTATATACAACGGTATTAATATTGAGACTAGTGAAGATGATGATCAATCAGACGCAGATGCAATCAATACATTGGGAATGAAAAGAACTGCATATTATCATGATTTCATGAGTATTTCTTCGCATCTCAATATGGAACAAGTAAATTACGTATATACTGATCTTTTCCCACCAGTAGAAGATGACGAAGATTCTGGTGATACCGCGTTGGGTCCATTACTGGGAAATAATCCACCAAACGCTGGTAATAGTAATCCATCATTCAGTAGTATAACTGATCCAGTGTATGGTTATTTTGACGAAAGATACCTTAATCGTCCAACTCCAACAGTTGTTGATGATTATGCGTCTTCTCGTGGAGATGAGTATATGTGGCAAACTATGTTTGACATGACAGAGCTACCATATGCAAAGGAACAAAACGAGTCTGGTGAGCTTGGAATAAAATATATTGTTGACGACATAAGAGAACCACGCAGAAAAGCAAAAATAGCTTACTCGTTATTGCACGATCTGAAGGAACAGTGGAATAGATATAGACATTCAATTTGCTGTGGAACAGATCCAACAGATTTCTTTGCAATGATCGTTGGATTCACTGGTGGAAATACAGCAGATGCAAATTATCTACCATATGGAATAACGGGATCAACATTAAATAATTTCTATCGATACTCTTTCGTTGAAGTTGAAGTTTGGCCAAAGGCGCTGATTCCCCGAGGAATATCTGCAAGTGAATTCATCGAGGGTGCAGACGAAGATTTAGAATACTATGATTATATTTTAGGTACTTCTGACATCAACCCATCTTCCGGGGAACGTGAACTGTTTATTGCCGGAAACTCAGCAGACAATCGTAGTGATGGTATAACATTCAAGTTTGGTCTTGATGCATCATCAGATGGTGGTCAAAACTATGGTACAAATCAAGAGCAAGAATTTGTTGTTATTCCTCTCAGTGGTGGTAAAAGAGGTATGTTTACCGCATACAATACAAACGAGCTAACCAACAGCAAAACTTTTGCAGGCGCTGGTGTCAACACTGATGGTTATAATTATCCATCTGGATTCCAGTTAATGCCTGTTGGTGGGATGACAGGTGGTATAAGTGATCAGGGTACTGCTATACCACCGACATTCATGGGAACTGTTGTTCGAATGTCAAGTCAGAATTCTAATCAATTGATTGAACTAAAAACAATGGAAGATGCCGTAGGTGTTACTGGTGGATATACCGGACCTCCTGGCTTAACTGGAGGTCCTCCAATGCAATTAATAGGTCTTCTCAATACCATAATGGGAACAAAAAACCTACCAACGCCCTTTGGTGGTAGCACACTTGATATATCATATAGTGAAACAGTCACAACACAAGATGATGATGGAAATGATGTTGAGGAAGAACAGTTTGTATCGATAGATCGAGATGATTTAGAAGAAAGACCCGATATTAGAACAAATGCCGCACCAATGAAGACCGGTATTGGATCAACGTATGGTAATCAAACAATATTCCTTTTCTCCGCAGAAAATGATCACGATGGGAGATGTTCATCATGACTAGTCGATATCCAAACATAAGGGCAGAAACTGTTCGTATACAAGGAAATGCAAAAGAAAGAAGTAATCTAAAATATATGGATTACTTTGATTGTGTCAATATACATGGACCAGCAGACAATAGTGGCTGTTCGTCAGAAAATTCTTTATGTGGTTGTCCGTGTACCGGAGAAAATGGAGCATCCGCAGTTCCATTATTTAGAGAACCAACAGATGAAGAAATGCAATTTGCAAAAAATGCAGTTGATCAGTGTCAAATAAACGGTGATGCTTATGATGGGTATTTTACCATAAATCCAGATGCACTGACGAGTAGTTGTGGTGTGCAGTGTCATGGTGATTACTTTTATAATATTTTTCAGCTATCGCGAACATATTCCACTTTCTGGAAAACACCGAAAAAGGTTCCCTTGTATCGAAATGCATTAGTAAACTTATATACAACTGAGCAAGCTGTTGCAATTATACCCGGAAACCTTAATGTGAAATTGGGTGATTTTATCTTCTTTCCTGATGATGGCACACCAATAAACGCAAAGTACAATGGGGGTTGGTTAATTTCTAATATTGTACACGCAATTCCATCATTGCAGCAATATAAGATGATTCTTACTTTAATACGAGACAGTAAAATAGATTACCCAGAGGAGGGTTAATATGTCGGATTATACATTTCAAGATCTCGATTCAAAATTCAGAATCAATTCGTTTACAGACGACATCTCTGTGCAGAGGGATTTAAATTCGATTCGGCAGTCTGTTACTAATTTAGTGCTAACCAGAAAAGATGAACGTCCATTTTCATCAGCAAATGCAGGAGCTGGATTATCAGATTTATTTTTCGAATTAGCAAATGATAGCATGTCTGCCAAGAAGATATTCATCAAAGAAGAGACAAAAAGAATCATAAATAAATATGAGCCTAGAGTTATATTTAAGGATTTCAAAATCACCAATCCAAACAATACACCAAATAGTATAAATGTGGAACTATCTTATGATGTAGTCGCATTTGATACAGATCCTAATGTACAAAGTAACGTTGTAGACGGGGTTAATCTAACCCTAGAAAGATAAAAATGACTAGCAATTTAGATTTAACCAACTTAGATTTCGATGACATCAAAACAAGTATAACTGACTACATGAAAAGTCAGCCAAATACGGTAGATTTTGATTGGAATAACACAGGATCTGTTGCCAATACAGTTTTAGATCTTCTTGCATATAACACAATGTATTATGCGTTTTATTCTAGTATGCTCATCAATGAATCATATTTAGATACAGCACAGAGACTAGACAGTATTATATCATTAGCAAAACCATTTGGTACTGTTATCCCACACAGATCTTCCGCAACAGCAAATGTAAAATTAAAAAATACGTCATCATCTACAATCACTGTATATCCATACAAAACAGCCTTTACTGCGGTGGCTCCTAATGGATTGACTTATGTGTTTTATTATACTGGTGGCGAAAGTACCGAAATTTTAAATCCTGATACATCGACCAATCAAACATATAACCAGTTTGATGTTTCTCCGGGTAACTCTACAGAAATAACTGTATATGAAGGAAAACAAGTAATTGAAAAATTGCCAGTTAGAAATTTTGATACCAGCAATCAGAAGTTTAATATCAATGATAAGTCTATAGACATACGAACATTGCGAGTATATGTTCAGGAATCAGATGGAACAAAGCAATATTACAGAACAATAGATCAATCTGACACAAATTTGTCCAGTAGAGTCTTTACTGTATCGACAACCCAATCTGGATATAGCGTATACTTTGGTGGAGATCAAGCATCTGATGGATCGTTTGTTGGGCGTGGTGTCGGTGCTGATGAGCAGATATATTATAGCTATGTTGCGACGAGTGGTCAAATTGTCAATGGTGCAAAAACGTTTAAATCTGGAAGTAAGCTACAAGTAAAGAATCCAAATGTTATTGCCCGTGGCGGAGTTTCTGGTATCAATACAGAGACAGCTCGTTATATGGCAATTCGGGGTGGAAAGTCACATGGTAATAGATTAGTTACCGTATCAGATTATCAGAATTATATTTTAAATTTGGGTAATATAAACACAGATTCATCTAATCCAAATTTGAATATTTCTGTATATGGCAGTAACCAATCAGCAGAAGCTACCAGTGGTACTATTTACTGGAGTGGTTATGATCAGCTTACTGGTACAATTTCATCAACATCCACTATTGTTAGTGATACATCAACAGATATTTCTGATAAAGTAATGGCTGGTTTGAAGTTTGAATTCAGAGAACCAACTCAGGTTGACTGGACATTGACTCTAGTAGATAAAACACAACTAGCAAAATTGTATTCCGAATATAAAACTGGATTTAACCAGACCATAGTAGGAAGTGAACTTGGATGGAGTGCAGCAGCATTCAGCATTACTACATTTCCATCTACACAGTTCAAGTTTGATTTAAAAAATCCACTGAGTACCCTTGTAGTAACAGTACTAAAGGATGGAACAAATCAAGCGGCAACATTGAGTAGTGGCAATTTGGTTGTAGACGGAACAACGATTGGTACATACAATCTAACTAATGGCACAGTTAGTCTAGACTCAACTACATTTACTTCATTAGTCAGCATTACAGGAACAGCAGATTCGACAGAATCAAATCTTTACGTTGCAAAGCACGAAAATCTTGCAACGATTGCGGGTAATTAATGTCACTACAGTTCTATAATTCTCTGGGATTTGATGGTAGCACACCGGACGGTTCAACCGATGATGCTGTCAATAAATCGGACATCCTGTATAGAATTGTGGAAAGTTTTCCAAGAAATTATAAAGATCCAAATTCAAAAGCACCGCCGTTTCCTGCCAGCTATATCGACGTAAAAACTCAGCTCCCTACTTGGTTGGTCAACCTAAATGAGCCGTTTGATGGTTTTCTTATCAACATAATGCAGAATTACTATGATTGGTTGTATAACTCAGATAGTGGTAGTGGATTTTACTTGGACGATAAGTTTGCAACACTAAAAGACAATGAGTTGGCACCACAATCATTAATAAATTTGTTGCTAACAAATTACTTCCCAGAAGCCAATGCACTAATGGATGTTTATGTACTATCCTCCCAGTTGAATATATCAAATATCACATTGAGAGAGGGAAGTGTATTAATTGATCGCAAAGAATATGGAGTAGAAGTACCAGATTATAATCTTATCATTTCTGGTACAATAGAAAATATTAAAGATGAGGGAATATATTCTACTCCAACGCAGTCTGTACAAAAAAGTATATTGACTATTGACAATATACTTTCACCCTACATTTCTACTAAATCAGGCTATAACATTAATGCGAGTGGTGAGATAGTTGATATCGATAATGCACCAATAAATAATTCTACCAGCGAAACTGCCGACAATCAAGTTGAGGTTGAAATCCTTCCTCTTGTATCACATCAGTCTGCTAGAAGATTTATATTAAATATATTAAACCAATTTTATGGTAAAAAGGGAACACCAGAATCTATTGCATATTTTTTCAACACATTGCTTGATACAGAATCGGTTAATGTAAAATATGAAGATGCATCTTCTTATGATTTGAGTTTGAATTGGAAAAATTATACCATACCCAAAAAATATTATGAAGATTTTTATCTAACGTATGTACACCCAGTTGGTACTTCGTACACATTAAATCAAGAAGTATCAACTGACTTCCCATCGAGACCTGCTCTGGGAGGAGGAGATTCTGGTGGAAACTCGGGCGATATTCCACAATTTACTGCATGGGAAGAATTGACATATGGTGATGGTGCATACGACAGTACGGGTACAGGAGAAGAAATCTCTATTCTTGGAAATTATTTTCCATACACATTAGGAGATACAGGAGATATAGCAGTCACAGCAGGTTGCTCTGGAGCAACCGTTAGCGGAATTACTAGTGGTGCAACAGGCAATACATATACTAATATGATAACGTATGCTTTCCCTGACTGGAGCACGGCGGTCGAAATTGCTGGTTCATCCTTTGGTTTGATAAATATATACGAGTTTGCACATTTGGATGCAGCATCAGGAAGTACTTCTCCAAATGATGGACGAGTCGCAAATTATAGTTGTCCAGTAGGAGGATACACTTAATGTCTAATATTAGAAAAATTCTGAACACCGGAACAAATAAGTATCAGAACGCTGTTAGAGAAATGAAACGATCAATTTATTCTGATAATGTGTATGTGTCACTGCACGCTAATAGCTTATCATCGAATATTGATAACACACTAGAAAGTTTAAATGAGTTCTGGATGTCATCTGTTTTCATGCAAAGAGTAGTGCGTGATAATTATCGACTGTGTTTTCCTCGTGTAAATTGGGTACGATCAGAACAATATGATCGATATAACCCAGAAGAAAATCCACAAACTCAGAATTGTGTAATTTTTGACGATAAAATTGGTGATGGTGTTTTATTTTTATGTGTAGGTAATAATATACACAATAGAACTGATTATGCTAATTCATCTGTATACAGACCTAGCTTTGGATATACTAGTGTTGAGGATCTACCATCAGGAGTAATAGAACACGCTGATGGATATAGATGGATAGCACTAGCACAAACTGATGTTAGATTTACTGATAGTTCATGGGTATCATTAGAAGTTCGAGATGGTATTAGTTTCTTTGGTTCTGATGAGGGAAATTATATTGACGATGGTGTCACTCTTCTAGATTTTAAAACAGCAGTTGCGGGTGGTTCTGCCAGCGGAATTTCCTTTGGTCAGACTGGTGCTGTAAACTTCTATGCCGTCAATAATGAATATGACCAGACAGGATCTTCAGAAGTCGCGTCTGGAGCAATATTATTTTCAACACAGAATATGGAAAGATATGATGCATTTCTGTTCCAACAAGCATTGAAACTAAAAGGAAACGATACACAGATTAGATTCGATTCTGGGAATTCATCTGGAGCATTACCTTCTACTATTACACCCATACCACTATATGATCAGATTGTAAATTCTCCATTTAGTGTTACATCGTCTCTGGGTTGGTATAATAAACGAGTACGCGAATGGGAAGATAAATCTGGATCTGTTGAGATGGTATATCTCGATCCAAAGGCTGGTAATCTGTCAGGTACAGATTTCAGATTTACTGGATTAACAGCTCCGGCAATAACAGCGAAGGGCAATGGAACTTCACCCACAGTCGATTTTATTACTTCTAAGATAAATGATAACACATGGGAAATTCGTGGTGTAGAAGTTACAACTAATCTGTCTACTAATGAAAGAAATGTTGGTATAAACAATACTCGCATTGAATTTAAAGTAGAAAATACGGATAACAATCTTGGGTTTGAAAATTCTATAAAGTACTTACTGACACCATATGGTGGACTATTAAAGGAAGAAAACCTGT